CGCAACCACCAGAAGCACTCCATGCTGGCGCGCGGCGAGTGGCGGGCCGGCGCGAAAGGCGATGGTAGGACGGCGGGATTCCATATTTCCAGCCTGTACAGTCCGGTCGGTTGGTTCTCGTGGGGCGACGCCGCCAAGCAGTTCGAGCAGGCGCAGAAAAACCCGGCGCTGCTTCAGGTCTTCGTCAACACCGTGCTGGGCGAAACGTGGACGCTGCTCGGCGAAGCGCCGGAGTGGCAGAAACTTTATGACCGGCGCGAGTCGTACAAGATCGGCACCGTGCCGCCTGGTGGGCTGTTCCTTACGGCTGGCGCGGATGTCCAGAAGGACCGCATCGAGGTCGAGATTACCGCGTGGGGCCGGGGCAAGGAATCGTGGTCGGTCGATTACCGGGTGCTCGAAGGGGACACGTCGCGACCACAGGTTTGGGAGAAGCTAACCGCGCTCTTGAGTGAGACGTTCCCGACGGCGTCCGGTCTGGAGTTGCAGATCCTGCAACTCGCCGTGGATTCGGGCTTCGCCACCATCGAGGTGTACCAGTGGGCGCGACGGCAAGGCGGGCGCGTGCTGGTAATCAAAGGCGATTCGCGGGCGCCCGCCCTCATTGGGTCGGCGTCTCCGGTGGAGGTGGGGCCGGCGGGCGCGAAGCTGAAACGCGGCGTCCGAGTCTGGCCGGTCAATTCCGGCATGGCCAAGGAGGAACTGTACCGTTGGCTTCGGCTCGACCGGCCCACCGATGAGGATCTCGCGAAGGGGATTCCCTTTCCTCCGGGATATTGTCACCTCCCGCGCTATAGCGAGGAGTACTTCAAGCAGATCACCGCCGAGCAGTTGGTGACGAAGATCGTCAAAGGCTATCGCCGGCACGAGTGGCAGAAGATGCGCGAGCGCAATGAGGCGCTCGATTGTCGCGTGTATGCGCGCGCGGCGGCTGGACGGGTCGGCATCGACCGTTTTCAGGAGAAGCACTGGGGCGACCTCGAACGCCGGGTGGGCGCGCCTCCGGTGCAGGAAGTGAAACAACCGCAGCAACAGCAGCGCACGGATGGCAGGCAGACCGCGCGTAACCGCGTGCGCTTCAGGATGGATCTCTAATGCCGCGCACGAGGGTGCCCCGTGGCCGGGTTCGTTTCTAAGGTGGAGATATAGGTGGAATCCAGCTACTTGTCTTGCTTCTTGCCGTTCGTCTCCAGGAAGGCGGCGAATTCCTTCAAGGACACACCATACCAAACCTTGGCATTCGAGGGTGCCCATAACACCCCACTGGGTTTCACGCGAATGTGGCCGACCACCTTGCTGGCCTCATCCACGATTTCAAAATCCTCGAACTTACGCGGGCGAAAGCTGTTCACGGCCATTGCGACTATATCCTCTCGTGTTTCAGCTTGATGCTACGACGGCCCAAGCCACTGATTTCATGAACGAAAGTTCATAGTACATCACTTTGTGACTTTGCACGCAGGGCGCAGCTTTCCAGGCGATCAAGGGTCCCGATAAGGAGTCCGACCAGGTATGCCGTTCACGCAGTCCGATCTCGATGCTCTCGACGCCGCGCGGAAGCAGGGCGCGAGGCGAGTCCGGTTTCAGGATCGCGAGTTCGAATTCGATTCCGTGGATGACTATTTGAAACTCCGGAACCTGATCCTCAATGACGTCGCCCAGCAGTCCGGGCCGCAGCAAGTGCGCCAGGTGCGCATCTACACGACAAACGGGTGGGGCCACTAAATCGCCGTGCCAATTGAAACGTTGATGACGCTCGCGCGCCAAGCCGGGCACGAGCCGATGCCGATCCCGCGCGTGCCGCGCACCCGCGCCATGGGGACATTTCCGTTCGATGCCGCCGGTCGCGGGCGTCGGGGAATGGGATGGAATCCGCCGTCCCTCGGCCTCAACACACTTCTGTTTTCGCATGGCCTGGAGTTGCAGGCGCGCAACCGGGACGCGGTCCGAAACAGCGCGTGGGCGGCGGCGGCCGTCGATTCCTACGTCGCCAACGCCATTGGGCGCGGCATTCGCCTAGTGCCGCACCATCCGGACGATAAGATCCGCGACCTGATCACCAGGAAGTGGAATCGATGGATACGCGAGTGCGACGTCGAGTACGACCCGCGGAATCCTGCATCTGGCCAGACGGATTTCTACGGCCAGCAGATGGTGATTGCGCGCGAAGTCATGGAGGCGGGTGAGTGCTTCGTCAGGTTCCGGCCGCGTTCTGTTAAGGAAGGGCTTACGGTTCCGCTCCAACTCCAGTTGATCGAGGCAGAGCAGTTACCGTTGTGGCGGACGGCTGTCGAGCGGATGCCGCCGAACAACTCAGTGCGGTGCGGCATCGAGTTTCAGACCGATGGGCGGCGCGCAGCGTACCACTTTTGGAAGGCACATCCGGGTGAGACGATGTTTTTCCCGATGGACGCTCTCTCGGTGGAGCGGGTGCCCGCCACCGACGTGTTGCACGTCTACAAGCCGATTCGCGCGGGCCAGTTCCGGGGGCAGCCGTGGCTCACATCGGTGATCGCGAAGCTCTACGAACTGGAGCAATACACAGACGCCGAGATCGTCCGCAAGAAGCTCGCGGCGATGATCACCGGGTTCATCACGCAGGCCAGCCCGGACAATCCGATCATCCCTCCGGACCAATACCAGAACGGACCGAACCAGACGGAGCCGGGGACACAGATCAGCAAACTCGAACCTGGCACGTTCCAGGTTCTGAACTTCGGCGAAGAAGTGCAGTTTGCCGAGGCCAAGGACAGCGGCGATTTCAAATCGTTCATCCGAACGTGCCTGCAAGCCTTTTCGAGTGGCGCAGGGCTTGCCGAGTACCAGATCAGCGGTGACCTGTCGGGGATCAACTACTCTTCAATCCGCGCCGGCCTGCTGGAGTTCCGCCGCAAGTGCGAGCAGTATCAACATTCGGTCTTCATCTTCCAGGTCTGCCACCCGGTTTATAAGCGCTGGCTGCGCGAGGCGATGCTGGCGCTGGTGTTCGGCATTGATCTACTGAACGCGTACAGCAAAGATCCTGAGCCATTCGAAGAAGTGCAGTGGGTGACGCCCGGCTGGCCGTGGGTTGACCCGGAGAAAGACATCAAGGCTTCCAACGACGCCATCCGCAGTGGCCTGTCTACGCGTTCCACCGAGGTGGCGGCACAAGGGCGCGATGCCGGGGCCGTAGATGCGGAGCAGGCAGCGGACAACAAGCGCGCCGACAAGCTTGGGCTGTCCTACGACAGCGATGGCCGGAAGGTCCTGACCGGGCGCAACGCCGGATTGACGGAAGCCGAGATCCAGCAGGACGCGAGCAAGGGAGAGGTGGACGTGAAGCCATGAGGGATCTGACTCGTGTTGCATCGCGGTTTGTGAACACGCCGCTCATGATTCACCCGCCCAAGCTGGACGTGATCGTCCAGGCGCTGGGGCCACGGCTGGGGATAATGCCGGTGGCCGGCGTGAAGCCCGCGGAACCGTTCGCCGCGGCGTACATGGAGCAGGCCGACGACAGCGGCTACCAGGTGATCGACGGCGTGGCGATCATTCCGATCCAGGGCGTGCTGACGAAAGCGGAATCCTGGGTTTCGGCGCTGAGTGGTTGCAGCTCCTATGCGCAGATCGGCGGCTACCTTCAGGATGCGGTGAACGACGCCGGAGTGCGGGCGATTCTGTTGCAGGTTGATTCGCCGGGCGGCGAGACCACGGGCTGCCTGGAACTGTCCGACTACATCTACTCGATTCGCGGCGCGAAGCCGATCTATGCGGTCGCCGACGACTTCGCATTCTCGGCGGCCTACGCTCTTACCAGCGCCGCCGACAAGATCTTCGTCACGCGCATGGGAGCGGTCGGGTCCGTCGGCGTGGTGGTGCTGCATACCGAGGATTCGAAGTTCAACGACGAGCAGGGGTTCAAGTACACCTACGTCTTCAAAGGCGACAGGAAGGTCGATGGGAACCCGCATGAACCGCTTTCGGAGAGGGCCGAGAAAGACATCCAGTCCGAGATCGACCGGCAGTTCGAGCAGTTCGTAGCAACGGTCGCGCGGAACCGGAAGGCCGACGCAGAAAAGATCATCGCGACACAGGCTGGCGTGTACTGGTCGGAGAATGCCGTTCCGCTCCTGGCCGACGAAGTCGGAACGCTGGGCGATGCCATGAACGCGCTTCGTCAACTGCTCGGCGAGCCTGTCCAGAGTTCAACGGCGGCGATTGCCGCAAGATCCACAACCAAGGAGGTTACAGCAAGTATGCCCAACGAAACGCTCACAATCGCCGCCGAGGGTAAGAAGCCGGGCGACGGTGGCGGCGACGAGAAGACCAACACCGAACCGAAGTACTGCCACGCGTGCGGAACCAAGCTCCACGCAGACGCAACGTTCTGCCATGCCTGCGGCACGAAGGCCGAAGGCGAGGCGTCCGGTAAGTTCTGCCACGCCTGCGGTGCCGAGCTGCGCAAAGGCGCGGAGTACTGCCATGCCTGCGGCGAGGGCGCAAAGAGCGACGCCAAGAAACCGGAGGGCATGGCTCCGCTCGCCGGCGTCGCTGCCTTGGCCGGCGTGCCGCTCAGGATGCGTCCGGAAGGCGACATCGAAGCCATCGGCGCGCTGTGCAAGATGGCCGGTTGTCCCGACAAGGCCGCGGAGTTCCTCACCAAGAAGAAGTCCACGGGCCAATACTTCAGCGTGGCGGAAATCAGCGA